GCAACCGCTGTTTCCGACCGTATCGGCGACCGGTGGCACCGTGCAGGGCTATCAGGTCATCGTGTCGGGTAACGTCGATCCGACCGGTGACGTGGCGGCCAACGGCGACAACATCATCTTCCTCAAGCCGGACGAGATCATGCTTGCGGACGATGGCAACGTCACGATCGACATCTCGCGTGAGGCGTCGGTGCAGATGGACGGTGCGCCGGACAATCCGGCGTTGGCGACCACCATCACGATCTCGGCGTTCCAGCACAACCTGGCGTTGGTCAGGGCCGAGCGTTATTGCAACTGGATCAAGCGGCGTGCCGAGGCCGTGCAATACATTTCCGGTGCAAAATACATCTAACGTTATCGGTGGAGCGGTCTGGAGCGATCCAGGCCGCTTTTCCTTTCAACAGGAGTGTGGCCGATGCCGAAACTCGTTGCGCTGGAGCGGTTCTATTACAACGGCCGCAACGTCGAGATGGGCGAGGCGTTCGAGGTCGAGGAAAAGGACATCGATCTGCTCACCCATGCGGTCAAGCCGATGGCAAAGCAATCCGATCGCGTCGAGCCAGAGCCAGAGCCAGAACCGGAACCGGAGCCGGAGCCGCAAGCCAAACCCACCCGCTATCTGCGGCGCGATATGAAAGCCAAGGACTAGCGCCGTGCGGCTGTTCGGGCTGGAGATCTCCCGCGCCAAGGCGGCGCCGGGTACGCAGGCATGGTCCTCGAGCAGCGGCGGTTGGTGGCCGATCATCCGCGAGCCGTTCACCGGCGCGTGGCAGCGTAATATGGAGGAACGCACCGACACGCTGGTTGCCTACCACGCGGTGTATTCCTGCATCACGCTGATTGCCTCCGACATTGCCAAGTGTCGGCTGCGACTGGTTGAGGACACCGACGGCATCTGGACAGAAACATGGTCGCCGGCCTTCTCGCCAGTACTCGACAAACCCAACAATTATCAGACGCGCATTCAGTTCGTTGAAAGCTGGATGACGTCGAAGCTGATCAACGGCAACACCTACGTCTTGAAACAGCGCGACCAGCGCGGCGTCGTCACCGAGCTTTATGTGCTCGATCCGACCCGCATCAAGGTGCTGGTCGCACCGGACGGGCAGATCTACTACGAGCTCGCGGCCGACAATCTCGCCGGCGTGCGGGATACCCTCACCGTGCCGGCGAGCGAGCTGATCCACGACATGACGACGGTGCGGTTTCATCCGCTGTGCGGGTTGCCGCCGATGGCGCCGGCATCGCTTGCCGCGACGCACGGCCTCGACATTCAGCGCAACTCGATCAGCCTGTTCCGCAATGGCGGCCGTCCCGGCGGCATCCTCACGCCGGACGGGCCGCGCGCGATGTCGAAGGAAGATCATGAGCGGCTCAAGCAGCAATGGGAGCAGGAATATACCGGCATGAATTCCGGCCGGGTCGCGATATTCAGCAACGGCCTGAAGTATCAGCCGATGGCGCAGCCGGCCAAGGACGCGCAGTTGATCGAGCAGCTCGGCCTCTCGAGCAAAATGGTTTGCTCGGCGTTCAGCGTTCCGGCGCACATGGTCGGTGTCGGTGATCCGCCATCTTACAACAATATCGAGGCGCTCAATCAGCAATACCTCGGCGGATGCCTGCAGAAGCACATCGAGGCGATCGAGCTTTGCCTGGACGAGGGGCTCGGGCTGACCCATGTGCCGGGCCGCAAATACGGGACCGAGTTTGATCTTGATGGCTTGCTGCGCATGGACACCGCTACCTTGATCAAGTCCGAGGCGGAGGCGGTGCGCGGCGGCATCAAGGCGCCGAACGAGGCGCGCAAGCGGCTCAATCTCGGGCCGGTCACCGGCGGCGACACGCCATATCTGCAACATCAGGATTACAGCCTGGCGGCGCTCGCCAAGCGTGACGCCTCGGACGATCCGTTCGGCACTGCGGCGCCTGCGCCGGCACCGGTAACGGCCGACGATGAACCCGAGGAGGACGATGGCGACAATGCTGTTGCCTTCATCGAAGACCTGCGCCGCAAATCTATCGAAAGGTTTGCCTATGCTTGACGTGGGCAAAATGGTCGACGCCGTGCTCGACGCGATCGACAAGCCGCGGCGTGCATTTCACGATCGGCTCAAGGCATTGGAAACCCGCGCACCGGAAAAGGGCGAGGATGGCCGCGACGGCCGCGACGGCCTGCCCGGTGTGCCGGGCGACAAGGGCCGCGATGGCATCGATGGCAAGGACGGGCTCGGCTTTGAGGATCTCGCCGTGTCCTATGACGGCGAACGCACCTTTACCTTCAAGCTCGAGCGCGGCGAGAAGACGAAGGCTTGGGAGTTTTCGATTCCTTGCATGATCTACCGCGGCGTCTGGCGCGATGGCGCGCACCAGCGCGGTGATGCCGTGACGCATGGCGGCTCGATCTGGATCGCGAGCAAGGACACCGAAACCAAACCGGACACGGCCGACTCGGATTGGCAACTTGCGGCCAAGCGCGGGCGTGACGGCAAGGACGGCAAGCCGGGCGACCGCGGCGCAACGGGACCGAATGGATTACGCGGTGATCGCGGCGAGCGCGGTTTTGCACTCTAAACAGGAGAACAAGTCATGAGCATCGCTGACGCGACCGAGAATGCAATTTTAAACTTAGTCTTCTCCGCCACGACCTGGGCGAACTACGCGATCAATGCAACGACATCGCCCGAGACGAATATCCATGTCTCGCTGCAGACTGCCGACCCGACCGATACCGGCACGATGTCGTCGAACGAGACGACCTACACATCTTATGCCAGGGTCAACGTCGCGCGCTCGACCGGCTGGTCAACGGCCACAACCGGCGTCGTCAGTCCGGCGGCGAATATCGACTTCCCGGCCGGCACCGGCGGCAGCGGCACCATCAGTTTCTTTAGCACCGGCAAGACCGGCGGCGGCACCACGGCGATCCTGTGGAGCGGCGCCGTGTCGCCGACCATCGCGGCCGGCAACGGCGTGACGCCGCGTCTCACCACGGCGACGACGATCTCGCTCGACTGAACGTGTACCACTCGCGCGAGCTGGTCGCCTGCCTGGAGGCGGTCGATGTCGAAGGCATGCGCCGGCTGTGGGGCAATGTGGCGCCGCAGTTTCCACAGCACGACGACGCCGGCATGGTCGCGGCCATTCACTTGGCGCGCACCAAATCGGAGCTGGTGCGCTTCAGGCTGCGCGCATACTCGCATGCCTGGCTGATCGACCACGGCTATCCGTCGCTGCTGCCGGACAATCTGAAACCGCGGGCGCAGCGCATCTATCCGGTGATCGCGTCGGGCGTCGGCATCTCGGTCAATTCGCGCTACCCGGAAGTCAAAGCGGCCGTCACGCTGGCGATGACCGGTGCGGTGCTCGAGGCCGAGGCGGACGGGCGGTTGACCGATGCACCGTTCGTGCGCGGCCGAATGCAGGAAGCGCGGCGGCATGCGGTGAAAAAACTGTTCGGGCGATGACATGGGCATTGTCGAGCAGATCGCCGCGATCCGCGCCGGCAGACAAGATGAGCGTGCGCAGACGCTGGAGATCTATGCGCTGAAGACCAACGCGCTGCTCGGCGTCATCGAGCGGGGCAAGGCCGTCGCGCACAAGGACTACACCTTCCGCATCAATGACGCGCGCATGGTCGGCGAGGGACGCCTGTTCCTCGACGTGACATTCACGCGCGGGCCGCAGGAAGTCACCCACCAGATCACCATCACTAACCCGCCTGTGTTGCCGCGCGAGAGGACCGGCAACGAACGTGAGGACATGGCCACGGCAATCAGCGAAATGCTGGAAGGCTTCGTCTGATGGGCGTTTATAATATTATTTACGGTGCGCTTGCCGACAACGTTGTTGGTGCAACGAGCACGACTTACGCGACGGCGCGAGCCATGACGTCGCCCACGCTGGGCACTGTTGGCGCGCTGACTTTGTCCATTTCATTGAATGCGAGCACCCGTGGCGTAGGTAATGAGTTTGTCACTCCGAATTATAACTGTGTTCAGGGTTTTATTGCGTTTAATACATCGTCAGTGGTCGGGCCAATTACATCGGCAACTTTAACACTTGTCGCACAGACTGATATAAGCACAACAGATTTTACGATTGAGGCTCGATTAAAGGATTGGGGTTTAACGGTCGATACTGGCGATGCGGTTGCAGGAGCAAACCTCAGTGCCTTGCCGCTGTTGGCAACGTTAGCGACTTCAACATTAGCTGGTGCTGGCCGATATTCATTTACAGATGTGGCGCTTGGCACAAACATAAATACATCTGATTTTACACGTATACTTTTGTGTAGTGATGGCCAGACAAATAATACGACGCCAACAACTCCAAGCTATGTTGCTTTCACTGCGGCCGATAACACGGGCACAACCAACGACCCACGACTTGATATTTATTTAGGCTCACCTTGGGCGTTCGTCGGCGTCTCCGACGAAGTCGCAGTCGCCACCACCGCGCATGCGCTGGTCACCACCGGCATCAGCGGATTGGCGGCGGGCGATCTGCTGGTCGCATGCATCACGTCGCGCATCGCATCGACCACGTCGGTCACGCTGCCGACCGGCGGCGAGTGGACGCTGGTCGCAGAGCAGAAGTCCAACAACGTCCTGACGACGACGTCGGCCGCCGCCTCCGGCCTGATGGCCTACTGCGTTCGCGGCGCGTCAAACCCGAACCTGACGTTTACCCATCCGGTTGCTCCCAGTCAGGCGCAGGGGCGGATCGTCGCCTATCGCAATGTCAACACGTCCTCGCCGAAGGACACGCAGACCAGTTTCACCACGGCAAGCACTCTGGCGGTCAGCGGCACCGGCCTGACCACAACGCAGATCGAAGACCTGATCGTCGCGATGGCGTGCGGCGGTCAGGAAGCTACATGGTCGGCGTTCAACGCGACCGATCCGGTGGGCGCGTCGGGCGCAACGGTCACCACCGCACCGACCACGACATGGTCCGAGCGTGCCGACTCTGCTGTCACAACGGGTGCTGACGGCTCGCTGGCGATCTTCGACGCGGTCAAGCTGACCAG